GCGGTTCATGCAGCAATATGGCCGCAGCATCCCCGGCATAAGCAGCGGCGGCCTTTTGGGTAGCGGTATGTCGATTGTGCCGATGGTTGAGTGACGCCCATGGCCAAGCTGACATCATCCCAGAAGTCCCGCGCCAAGGCGATGTCGAAGGCGCGTGGGGTCAAGTATCCGAATGCGTGGTCAAACCTGAAGGTTGCGAGGGGGAAGTCTGGTGGCAAGAAGCGCAAGTGACAAGGCGGCTGCGGCTGTCAAGCGTGCGGGTGTTTCTGGGGTTAACAAGCCCAAGCGGACGCCCAGCCACCCGACGAAGAGCCATGTGGTTGTCGCCAAGTCTGGCGATCAGGTGAAGACGATCAGGTTTGGTCAGCAGGGTGTCAGCGGCGCTGGTAGCAGCCCCAAGACGGCCAGCGAGAAAGCGCGGCGAAAGTCGTTTAAGGCGCGGCATGCGCAGAACATCGCCAAGGGCAAGATGTCTGCGGCGTATTGGGCAAACAAGGTGAAGTGGTGATATGGCAGAGACACGTTCTGAAATAATGCGCGGCCTTATTCAGGCGATTATGGATCAGGAGAGTGATTTCCGCCCAGACGCCATTTCAGAGGATGGCGCTGTTGGTTTGATGCAGGTCATGCCGGAATATGCGTTTCAGTACGGCTATGGCGTCCCCAGCCTTGCGGTTTTGGCTGAAGAGATGGGCTTCGATGTACCTGCCGAGACAACTGATGCTGCCCATCAGCTTTTGCTGGACCCTGAGTTGAACGAACGCATGGGTACAGAGATATTGCGGGGTCTGCTGAAGGACCAAGATGGAAATTTGCGAGAGGCGTTGACCGCGTACAACATGGGTGCGCCGGACTACAAGAAATGGCGTGCGGCTGGCGCGGACCCCAAGAAGCTGGACAAGGAAGCGCGTAATTACGCTTCCGGCGTTTTTGAGAATTACCGCCGCATGTACGGCAGGGAATTGCCTGAGTTTTTCCCGCTTGCAACGCCCCGCGCCCGCCCTGCTGGCCTTCTGACACAATAGGAGCCATCTCATGGACCCGACTATCAATGACTTGACCGATGAGGTCCAAGAGATCGTGAACCCTGACTACATGTCGGATGATGAGTTGCAGGGGATCGTCGCGAAGGAAATTGAGGACGCCGAGGATTTCATCGACAACGTGGTTTCGCCTATCCGGGCGAAGGCGACGGAATATTACCGTGGTGAGCCTTTTGGCGATGAAGAAGAGGGCCGCAGCCAAGTCATCAGCATGGATGTACGGGATACTGTACAGGCAATCATGCCGTCGTTGATGCGGGTCTTCACCAGCGGCGACAAGACTGTGGAATTTGTTCCACGCGGGCCGGAAGATGTCCCCATGGCCAAGCAGGCCACCGAATATGTGAATTACGTTTTCCAGAAGGATAATCCGGGCTTCTTGGTGCTGCACAGCGCGTTCAAAGACGCACTGGTGCGCAAGGCTGGGATCATCAAGTTCTATTGGGACACGTCGTACAAGGTGCGTGTCACCGACATGTCCGGGCTGGATGACGCGGCCTTGGCGGCCCTGACTGCCGACCCGAACACCAGCGTGGACGTTCAGGAAAGCTACCCCGCCCCGATGCCAGAAATCCCGGCGGAAGAACTGGCCATGATGGAGGCGATGGGCATGCAGCCCCCGGAGCCGCCGCTGATGCATGACGTGCGCGTGACGTACCGTCTGCCAGAGGGCCGGGTCAAGGTGGAGGCTCTGCCGCCTGAAGAGTTCCTGATCGACCGCCGGGCGACCTCGCTGCAGGACGCTGAATTTGTTGCGCACCGCCGCGTGATGACTGTCAGCGACCTTGTCGCCATGGGCTACGACTACGATGAGGTGGTTAAGCTGGCGTCCACGACCGATGAGATGGACACCAATGTGGAGCGGTACACCCGCAACCCGGCGCTGTCGCATCGCAATACGGATCGCAGCGATCCAGCGGCCCGGAAGGTTACGTATACCGAGTGCTACATCAAGGTGGACCGCGACGGCGATGGGATCGCTGAACTGCGTCGTGTTTGTGTGGCCGGGACTGGCAATGATCTTCTGGATGACCAGCCCTGCGATGCCCTGCCGTTTGCCGCCTTCTGCCCAGACCCTGAGCCGCACGATTTCTTTGGCATGTCAATTGCCGACATCGTCATGGACATCCAGCGCATCAAGTCTGTGGTGATGCGGAATACTTTGGACAGCTTGGCCATGTCCATTCATCCTCGCGTTGCTGTGACCGAGGGGCAGGTCAATCTGGAAGACGTGATGAACACCGAGACAGGTGCAATCATCCGCCAGCGTTCACCGGGTCAGGTCCAGCCGCTGTCGATGCCGTTTGTCGGCAAGGAAGCCTTCCCCGTCTTGGCGTACATGGATGACGTGCGGCAGACGCGGACTGGCATCAGCAAGGCCGCTGCGGGCCTCGACGCTGATGCGTTGCAGTCCTCGACTGTGCAGGCTGTTGCGGCGACTGTGAATGCCGCGCAGCAGCATATCGAGATGATCGCGCGCATCTTTGCTGAGACAGGCATGAAGACGCTGTTTCAGGGCATCTTGCGGCTGATCGTGCAGAACCAAGACATGCAGCGGATGGTGCGTCTAACCAATGAGTTCGTGCCGATTGATCCGCGCGGCTGGGATGCGTCCATGGACTGCATTGCGACTGTCGCGCTGGGCCGTGGCTCTGACAGCGAACGCCTGATGATGCTGCGCCAGATTGGCGAGATGCAGAAAGAGGCGATGGCGACCATGGGGCAGATCAACCCCCTGACCGACATGCAGAAGCTGTACAACACCCTGACCGAGATGACCGCCTTGGCTGGGTTTAAGGACACGTCACGTTTCTGGTCTGACCCGGCGAATTTCCAGCCGCCCCCACCGCAGCCTGAAAAGCCTGATGTGAACGAACAGCTTATTCAGGCGCAGATCATGCAAATTCAGGCCGACGTGCAGACCAAGCGCGAAGAGATGGCCCGCAAGCGCGAAGAGAGCATGCGGGAAGAGGAACTGAAGCGCGACCAGATGGAAATCGACATCTACATGAAGGCCGCTGAACTGGAGGCCAAGTATGGCGCGCAACTTAGCGCCGAACAGGTCAAGAAAAGCACGGCTATTGCGCGTGAAGTGATGAAGGCGCAGGCCGAAATGGTGAAGGATGCAGTTCGTGGCGAAGAAAACCAAGCAGCAAATCCTGTCGGACGCCCGTGAAGCCAAGCGGCTTCTGGATGACCCGGATTTGCAGCGCTTTTTTGACGAAATGCAGCAACAGATTTTCGACGATTTCCGCGCTGCTGGGCTTGGAGATACTGGCGGCCTTGCCGGTGTCCAAGCCCGTCAGCACGGACTGGACGCGGTGCGGCGGCGGCTGGTGAGTTACGTCGAAGACGGCATAGTTGCCGAAAAGACCGCAAGGTGATAAAAATGAGGTAGTAGCTATGGCAGACAACGCTCCGGGCGACCTGCGTTCAGCAACTGAAGCAGTCAAAGCGATGATGGCCCCCCTTGAGGACACGGCGTCAAGCGATGATGCGCCGGTCGATGAGACCGATGGTGATTATGAGGCGGAAGCCGCATATGAACCGACCGACGAAGGCGACTATTCGGAAGGCGAAGAGGTCGAGCAACCCGATGGGACTTACACCGTCAAGGTGGATGGTCAGGAAATCGAGGTCACGCTTGATGAATTGCTGAATGGGTATTCCCGGCAATCGGACTACACCCGCAAGTCTCAGCAGTTGGCTGAACAGCGTAAGGCGCTGGAGGCCATGGAAGCTGAGATGGCGGCAGAACGTGACCAGTATGCAACCCTGTTGCCAGCTATGCGGCAACAACTGCAGCAACAGGTCGAAGCGGAACCCGACTGGGACAGTCTGTACGAACAGAACCCCATCGAAGCGACTAAGCTGGAGCGCCAGTGGCGCAAGGCGAAGGAGCAACGCATTGCCCAAATTCAGGCGGTCGAAGCTGAACAGCAGCGCATGCTGCAAATTCAGCACAGACAGATGGCCGATCAGCAGCAGAAAGTTCTGCAGTCTGAACAGAGCCGGTTGCCTGAATTGATCCCCGAGTGGCGCAACGCTGACGTTGCGAAGAAGGAAGCGAAGGAAATTCGTGACTTTCTTTTGTCCAAGGGGTTCGACGCGAATGACGTGGACAGCATCAAGCATGCTGGCGTCGTAGCAATGGCACGCAATGCCATGCTTTTTGAACGTGGGAAGGCCAAGATTTCGCAAGCCAAAGGCGAGCGGAAAGCATCTGGCCCGAAGCCCATGAAAGCAGGTTCCAAGGGGACACAGCCCCGCAGACGTTCTGATGTAGAGAGGGCGCAACAACGCCTGAAGCAAACTGGCCGGGTCCAAGACGCGGCCTCTGTCATCAAATCTCTGCTATAGGAGCAATAGTCATGGCTATCGTGACAAATACCTTCACCACCTTCGACGCGAAGGGCATTCGTGAAGAACTGGCGAATACAATTGCCAATATCACGCCTGAAGAGGTCCCGTTCCAGTCGAATGTGGGTTCCGAGTCTGTTTCGAACACCTTCTTCGAGTGGCAGACCGACTCGCTGGCGGCAACCTCGACCACCGCTGTCATCAACGGTGACGACGTTTCGTCGTTTGACGCGACATCGGCGACCACCCGTCTGGGCAACTACACCCACATCCGTCGTCGCACCTACGTCATTGCAGACAACCTTGCCGCTGTGGACAAGGCTGGCCGCGCTGACGAAGTTGCGTATCAGATTGCCAAGCGTGGCAAGGAACTGAAGCGCGATGTGGAAGCTGTCCTGCTGGACAACAATGCCCGCGCTGCAGGCAACTCCTCGACCGCACCTGAGACCGCAGGTATCGGCGCGTGGATTGCCACCAACGACAGCATCGGCACTGGCGGTGCGGCACCGACCGGCGACGGCACCAACGCCCGTACCGATGGTACGCAGCGTGCCTTCACTGAAGCCATGCTGAAGGACGTGATGCAGCAGGCATGGACATCGGGTGGCAACCCGTCCGTCCTGATGGTTGGCGCGTTCAACAAGCAGGCAGTGTCTGGCTTCGCTGGCATCGCGGCGCAGCGCTACATGGCACCGTCCGACTCGCCGACCACCATTGTTGGCGCGGCTGACGTGTACATGAGCGATTTTGGTACACTTACGGTTGTGCCGAACCGCTTCCAGCGTGCGCGTGACGCTCTGGTCCTCGACCCTGAGTATGCATCGGTCTGCTACCTGCGTCCGATCCAGCAGGTCGAACTGGCCAAGACCGGCGATGCCGAAAAAGGCATGATGATCTGCGAATTCGGTCTGAAGATTTCGCAGGAGGCTGCGCATGGGATCATAGCCGATCTCAGCACATCGTGATAACTATACTTGACAAGTGTAGGTTAAAATAGGATAAGCCCCCTGCGATTAAACAGGGGGCTTATTCATGAAGGAATGTCGGCAAGAGGATTGCGGTGGCAAGGTCGTTGCGCATGGTTACTGCAATAAGCATTACTTGAGGATCAAAAAGTACGGATCACCTGATGGCGGTCTGCGCAGTCATGCCACTCTTGAACAGAGGTTTTGGCGAATGGTCGAAAAAGCAGAAGGCTGCTGGTTATGGGCTGGCGGCAAGCGACCAAACGGGTATGGGCAAATATCAGAGGGGGGCAAAGGTTCTCGCTCTCTTTCGGCGCATCGCTTGTCTTATGAATTACATCACGGGCCTATCCCTCCCGGCTTGGTGGTAATGCATTCTTGCGACAATCCCTCTTGCGTAAACCCGGATCATCTTTCGGTTGGAACATACAAAGAAAACACGCAGGACATGATTGCCAAGGGCAGAAAGCGAACCGTTGCGCCACTTGGTGCCGAAAATGGCAAGTCTATTCTCTCAGTGGCAGACGTGGTATATATACGCGCAAACGGGCATAAGTCGCATGCTCAGTTGGGGCGAGAAATAGGCGTCAGCCCAAACTGTGTTCGCGGTGTCCGCACTGGCAGAACTTGGAGCCATGTCAAATGAGTAAAAGGCTTTTTGACACCGACCCCACGACAGGCATCACCAGATACTGGCATGTGAGGGACAATGGCGAGTACGTCATTGAGACGGTGCAGAACCTAGACGTTGACCAGAGTAACCGCCGCCAGCGTGTCGAGACTGACAAGCGCACGAAATGGGGGGACATGAACAGGGTCGCGTCAATCCCGCTTTCAGTGTATTATGACCTGAAGCGGCAGGGCATCGCAGACGATCCCAAGGCGCTGAAGAAATGGCTGAACGACCGTGACAACCGGGTCTTTCGCACGCGAGAAGGGGCGCTGTAATGGCGATAACGACTTACAGCGAATTGCAGTCTGCGATTGCGGACTGGCTTCTGCGGGATGACCTGACATCGGTCATCCCTTCGTTCATTGATCTGGCAGAGGCCAAGTTCAACCGCCGCATTCGCAATTACCGGATGGTCAAGCGCGCGACCGCGACTGTGGACACTGGGTATTTCGCTGTGCCGAACGACTGGCTGGAA